CGACTTCGCAATCTCTGGGTCTATACCCGCGATATTCAGATTCACCGGAATTTTTCCACGTGTTCAGAACAATAGGCTTATTGAACCAATCCCGTATAAATTGGGCTAACGGCGGTATTTTGGGATCTATGAACCAAATGCACTTCGCTCCATATTGTTCATACACTTTTTGGGGCATAAGCTCCCAAAGCCAAATATTATCGCAGCCAGGATACTTAATATCGTGCATCAAAATGCATTTCTGTAGAATCTCGCATTGACCGCAGCATTGCCCACGCCAATGACTTCGACTTTTAAGACGACCGAACCGTTTGCAAATTGTGTCAAATCCCACCAATCATTCGAGCTTACAAAGCCTGCGTTATTCCCGCCGAAACGCCGCGTTTCGGTTCCGACCGTCACGTCAATATCTGCTGACGTGGCTGGTTCCATTTCAACATAGAAACGACATATTTTATCTTGCTCGACTTTGGTAAAAGTTGTGTTTAGTAACACACCACTCCCTACAGTGTCCAAGCTTCCGATTTGGTCCGTTGCGACTGAATCTATCACGTTATCCTCCAATAATGTTTCTAAGCTAGTCCCGTCCACATCTATATTAGCGGCAGCCGGTAAATTCACTTGCAAGGTTGCGTTGATGGTCGCGACAAAAAACTGGTTCCACTCGAACGATGCCGAACCCAAATTGTGGACTAGTGTTTCCGGATTTCGGGTTGACGGGCTAATAGGAAATAATATTCCATCCCGTTCATTCATCCAGTCATTAAGTTCTGCCGCGTTTAAAACGTTCCCATCTACAAAAAGCGCTGGTAGTCCCATATCAAACCTCCGTTAATTCAAATTGTGTTGCGAATGTATCGAGATTGATCGAGAATCCCGAAATTTTTGTGATCACATTTTCTAAATTTATCGCGCCGACGGATCCACCCAAAACATCAGGCCCGTTCAATACGGATAGGCCGAGAATGAAACCATCGCTGATTATATCGCCGGTGTAATTGAGTTCTACTTTATCATTCAAATTTAGATGCGGTATGAAGCTCGTCGAGATATTCCAGCGGCGCTTTGGCGTTTGTGTGTTGGCTCTTATTGTGTCGGCGATTGTGGCCGATGTTCCGGACGTCAATTCTTTGAAAGTCCTTTCATATGTTCGCTCGCCGAATATGTCTTGTGTACTCCCGTCGCCTGGCGTCCAGCTGGTCAATGAAGTTGAAAACATATCATCATCAAACTCTATGGTGACCCGTGTCCAAGTTTGGTCAACGCCCGGAACCTCGCTAAGAATCCGGACGATATTTATGCCGAATTCGTTATCGAAGCTATTTCCACCGTTGAATTTGAATATTGTACCGCCGGTTTCGACCCGGTCCCTCCATTGAAAATTGCCATCATTTGTTACCGAGGGGTAGTAGAATTCGTAAAGGGAATAGTCCGTCATCTTATCCCAGACGGTTTCATTGTCATTGATAATCGGAGTAATTACGGTGCTGCTTGATTGAATTTGGTACCTGACCGCATCACTCGCGCCTTCAAAAAATTGGTCAAAAATCCTTACAGCATTTTCGGTACGCTCAGTCAGTCGTTCCATTAAGACAGATACCGCAGCAGACGTCGTCACTATGCCGGTCGCGGGATATAGTTGAAAGACCTTTAATATTGAGGCTATGGAAAAATTAACTCGTCCACTGTCGCTATTTTGCGGCTCTGAAAACGTGATGCCATAAAATCGCCTACCAAGCACCTCAGAATCATTGTCGTCGCGGTCAATGAAGCCGGTTTCTATCCTGAACCTTGTTTTTATCCGGGTCTTAAAATTTAAAAATATGCTTTCCGAATCCGTTTCAGGGTTAAACCTTCGCCGTGAATTATCAACCGATATCGTCAAATTGTGGATTTGGTATTCCCCGACTATGATATTGTCGCTATATGATTCCGCTATCGTCCCGAAGTTGACGATGAAAGGGGTGATATCAAACCAGTCGGCTTCGTAGGTCCCATCCGTTTTAACGCGCTTTATTTCGACGCGCCTATATGCAGTTTTTGCACCTCGTTTAACAAACTCGTCTAAGGTCGTCACTAATCAAACCCCCCGGCTTGGCCCAATCTGATATTAATGTCGAAACCGTTAATGAAAAATCCGTCCGTGTAGTTCACAAAGTCGGCTGCATTGATCCAATTGTAGTGCCCCGCCAGTCCGTCCCACCCGGTAGCGTTCGGGATTGGACGGGGAATAAATCCGAATGTTTCAGACCTGTTAAGTTCGTAAAGATCAACAAAATTTTGACGATCCGAGTCTGATATCGCCAGTAAATCAAATTGATAATCAATTGTACGCCTGATAAATACTTTTTGTTTAGTATTGTCGCTTAGTGTGAAAATAGTTTGCGCCACATCCGGAAGCGCTTCGAGCCGATCCGAACCCAAGTTTGCGCCGACCTGAAAACGTTCGGTTCCTATGTAGATTTCCCCCGCAGTAGCGAGTCCGCTACCGCCTCCGAAAATATTTCCGACAGTGATTTCGACCGTATTGACTGCCTGGTCTGCAAACTCAAAATAAAGATGCTTGTCGGCATTTCCGGTAAGACTAATCGCCGGTGAAAAATTAGACCCGCCATTAAACGTTATATCAACATCTTCAAAATTACAGTTTTGAATCCATATTCGACTTATTGTTGCCGAAGCTGGCGGGGTCCACGTTATTATTCTGTCCCCAGTAGTCACGCCAACTAAACGGTATTTTAATTCGTCATTTCGATCGAGTAGTCTTATTTTTACAGCGTCCGTTGTGGACCCGTTATCGGTGATTTCTGAAACGTCGCTGATTTCACTTTTGTTCAAAAATATTGGGTTTTCTGATTCCGCCATTATACTGATCCTGCCCTTCTTAATTGTTGAAATGAATCCTGAAATGGCGCTACTGCCCGTGCGATTTCTTTTCCATCTACTTGCAGAACAATAGACCCGCCGGTGCCGTCCATCCGGTCTAGCTTCGCACTCAGTTTAGTCAGTGTAGAACTCAGTTGCTCATTGGTCGCCTGGGTTAATACGCGCTCACCCTCTTGCAGTATCGCCCTTTGCTCGTTTGACCGAAGTGGTCTATTGAAATTGGCTTCTACCCCACCCGATCCCCCGACGACACCGCCTTGGTGGAATTGAATTGCGCCGACTGCTGCTTTTGCTGCTGTTGCAAACGCGATGATTGGGCCGATTAAAGCAAGTGTCGCACCAAACGAAAGCGGCCCCCCCGCCGTCGCTTTGCCAACTTCAGCGGCGGCGAATGCATCAATCTGACTATTAAGCTGCTGTTTAAGGACTGCCCCCACGGCTTTTGCTTTATTTGATTCGTTCGAAACAAGGGCATCGGTAAGGCTTAGCGCGGTATTTTTGATCGCGTCCGCATTTTGTTTTTCGGCCGTTACTTTTTCTTTTTCCGCTTGCTTGTCTGCTTCCTCGGCCTCTTTTTCCTTTTCCTTTGCGGCTAGCTTTTGCGCCCTGGTCTGTTCTAATATTTCGGCGAGTGCGGCTTGTTTTTCGCGTTCCTGTTCGACCTCCGCTGTATTCTGCTCTCCTTTTTTTTCCAATAATTGTTGATTAAGTTCAAGTATCTTATCGTTTGATTCCTCTCGAATTGTAGCAATTTCGTCCGCAAGTGAAACTTGTTCGTTTTTTTCCTCATCCACAATTTCACGTATGGCGTTTATTGTCGCTTTAGCACCTCTTTTAAATATGTTTGCGAGAATCCCAAACACTTTTTTAATCCGTTCGATTAATCCATTGAAAATGACTGTATAAGTGGAAGCCTTAAATGGAGCTGCGATTAGCTCCTTGAATATCTCGGTAGCGATTCTTATTTCAGTCTGAACTTTGATAAAAGTTGTTTTGATAGCAACTATAAAACGCTCTAATCCACCACCTTCAAGTACCTTAAAGAATTTATCGATCAATGGCAGGATGCCATCCCGAATTATCGGTATGACTTGAAAGCCGATTGTTTCAAATAGATCGCCGAATCTGTTTTGAAGGGATTGTATTTGGCCTGAAAATGTTTGCGCTTCCGCTTGCGCTGCCCCTCCGAATAGTGTCGCTGCATTCTGGACTAATGAGTTTAAACGCTCTTGGCTGCCGACTGCACCAGTGACTTCCACGCCATATCTCGCTAGTGCGTTGGTTGACGATCCGAGTGTTTTACCGACCAATGTCGCCGCTGTACTAAGATCGACACCAAGCGCGGCGGCCATATCGGCCGTGGCTTTTGTCGCGTTTTCAAGTCCTTCGCCTGACAAGCCCCCTAATCTGACTAGAAGAGATTGCGCCATAATGATGGATTCATCGCCAAAAGTGGTTACTTTTTGAAGTTCAGCGGCAAAGTCTTGGGCCGCCTGTGAAGCTTCCTCGGTAAACTCGCCGTTGTTTTTCATTGCCTCATTGAGGCTATTGATAGCGTCCTCTTGGATCGACGCTAACTTTGTGGCTTTGATAAGGGCAGCGCCAAGCGCAGCGATCCCAATAACGGCTGCAAGCTTTGCCGCCTTGGTAAGCTTTCCTAATCCCGCACGTATTCGCGCAAGTCCTTTGGATGTTCGGTCCTTAAGTCCTATTAATAAACTGGCTTTTTTTTCGACCAATGGGTGCCCCTCCTATACGGCGTAGGCTCCTGCAACGCTGTTTTTGACTGTGATTCTTGAAGTGAATCCAATGGTTCCATCATCAAAAGCCGATAAAGATACCGGCAAATCAAGCTCGCCAATATTGTTCAGGTTGTCAGGTGTAGTCAAGGAAGTGACTCGTGGCAGATCGATTATTATGTCAAATTCGCTTCCCCCAGCACTTCCAGCCAAAACGTCGTGTTTTAATGTCAATCGGACCGCTTTTATTTCGTCATTTTTGAAAATATTTTGCAGCGTTATATTGTCCTCTGACTTCACATTGAAATTCAAAAGCACTTCAGGTGGTCCGGATAAAACACGGCCTACAGGGAATCTAGTACAATTCAATTTTTGAGATATCATCGAAACATTTTTGGTGAATTCAAAAGTCAAATCAGTGAACTGGACAGGCGACAAACTCCCAAGGTCAGCGCCGATCTCTAATTTTGCCATCCAAGATTCGAAGGGGCTTACAGGTGTAAACGATGGGCTAGCTTTAACGCCCTGCAAATCTTCACTTCTACCAACGAACTCACCAGCGGCCGTAATCACATCATCTTCGGGAACGGTAATAGTCAATTTGTTAAGGAAGCAACCAAGAAATTCCCGCAACTTGGTATTGTCATCGCCTCCAACTAAGACTTGTATTGTCGATCCGAATTGTGCGTGATCGGATTCGGCCGCTGGCTCGTCGAATTGGTGGGTAAATCCATTGGTCGCATCCCCGGAGGTTGTTTGGTTGTTACCCATTAGCATAGCGAAAATAATCCCATCAAATAAATCATCGGGATATAAAGGCCCAGAAAATCCGCCCTCAACTGATTTGAATCCGCGTTTGACAGATGCATTAGTGGGAGTTACCCCGCCTCTGACAGCCGGGACTAGCCCCTTATTCGGCTTGACTTCGTGTAATGAAACATCCGGTTCCGACGGATCTTGAAAGACAGTCGGTGCTACTTTTGTAGATAAGTCTGCTAATTGACTACCTATTCCGATATACCCTTGCCAACCTTGTACGAAAGTCATTGTTTTTCCTCCTCAATTTTTGATGATTTTGTTTTTACTTCCTCAAACAATATTTGCGTCGCGGTGTTTTGTGATAAAAGCGAATTACCCTCTTCATCGGTCACTTCGAAAGGCTCATCGCGTTTTGCAACTCCCCCTTTTAAAGCGTTTAATAATTTTTCCTTTGCGCCCACTAGCTTTAACTTCATAATTTTTGCCTCCTATATGCTTCGCTCATTGATAAGATACTCCCGAGTGTTAATCGTGACGAAAATGTCCACCTTCAAAAAACCGTCGGTGAATTTTTCGACCTCTCCAAACGTAATTGGGTCAGATGATTTGTAGCTATTTTGATTTAGTCTTGGGTCTAGGGCTTGCGTTGTAGTTTCCATAATGACATCCAAAACGCTTTCAACCAGGAACATAAATCCTGTTTGCGCTATTGAATCAAAATAAAGATTTTTATCGTTTTCGCTAACGATCCGATCAATCACCGACACTACGACCACAAACGATGCGCGCTTTCGATTTTGCCCTGAAAAAACTTCCGCGCCAGATGAAATACTCAGCGTAATGGATGGCATATCAAGACTAGTATCAATGTGAGTCCTTTGGCCCACAAAGACTTCCTTGACTCTTTCAAGCTTTTTTCCACTTCCTTGAGCCGTGGTAAGCCTGTTGTTGAATTCCTCAATGACGTCAACGTACACCCCCATTATGTAAATCCCAACTTAATAGCCGCATCGCCAAACTCTTTTTCCAGAAATTCTGTTGTTTTTGGTTCAATTATTCGCTCGAAATTCTTTTGGCCTTTTATCGGTGGAATGTTCGCTTTCTTAGCTAACACGATTCCGACTTCTTGCTGTATTTGTCGTCGGGTTTTACCCTTTGGATTTTCAAGGCGACTGAATAACCTATCCAGTGCTGATTTCTTAATTTGTGCGCCCGTCGACGTCAGCACGTTTTTATTGATCGGTATTGTCAAAACTTTCTTCGTCTTAGGGCGAATTGTTTTTGACTTTGATCCTTCCTCGACATTGTCTGCATACTTGAGGGGGGAAGAAACAAACCGGGTGAACTTAGCCAACTTTTTTTGCTGATATGAGCCTCGTAAGTTGCCGGTACGTTTTGGCAAAGTCGTTTTAATAAGACGCAATGAGAAAATAGTCGTTTTGTTAATGACACCGTCGAGGAGCGGGGCAGCTTTCTTTTCGATGCCATTAACAAAACGCCTAATTTCTCTATCTTGCAGCACTACCGTCATATCACTGGCCGCCTGTACTTATCTAGTAATTCAAAAGGCCATTCAGGCAATATGGACTGTAAAATACCTTCGGAATTTCCGTCTTGATCCACTACGACATTGTTATCTAATCTTGTAAGAACGGAGGCAAATGTTAAGGCTACTTCGTGAATGTCTTTTGGAACTTCCGCGTACCCGATGGTCCCAGAAAGGGATATCGCCAAATCTCCGGTTGACCACCGGCCACCGTTGGCCTTGACAATTTGTCCCAATGATTTTTTGAGAAAATAATCGCCCGTGCCAGCGAATACAGTTTTTTCACTCAGTGCTACGCCGCTTTCAAGCAATGCCGTCACAGTGATTATCGGGGCTGACGCAATTATGCTTCGGCAGGCCGGGGATATTTCGAGTTCATTGATCGAATAACCGTTGACATCTATTGCCTCTGTTGTGAGGGTCTTGATGAAAAAAAATGTCTGTGTGCGCGTATCGATGATCCGCGATGCCGTTTCGATTGCGGAGTCAATTTGGGCCTGATACCGAGTTTTTTTGTCGGAGTCAAGCCCTAATTTATCGGCTAATTCTTGGTCTGTGGCATAGCAATTTGTGGGCATTGTTATCTAGGCTCACTGGGTTTTGCCCTGGTTGATTCTTTCGGTATTTCAACTGTTTGTTCGTTTGTTTGCTTTTTATCTTCGCTCACATTTTTGACTACAGCTTTTCCGTGCGATACTACTTGCTTTTTGTTCTGAGGCACTGCAAAACTGATGCTAGATGCTGTCAATCCGGCATATTTGGCTTCCTCAGATTTTGGGACGTCTTCTGTGTACCCCATCGCATCTAATTCGGAACTGTTTTCGACCAACTGGCCCGCTTGGTAGCTGTTACCTTGATGGACTAATCCTACTCGTAATCGTTTCATTGTTTTCCTCCAAATGAGTCCCCCCCGCCGAAGCGGGGGAGCTGATTCCAATTATTAGGTAATTGGTGTGTTCTTAACGCCGGTCAAAGTAACAAATGAGCTTCGAGAATTGCTTGGGATTCCCCATTTAATCCGAGTAATGAATCGGAGTCCGATTGCATTTTGCTTGAAGAAAATTTGATCTGAGGTATCGACTTGCATTGTTCCATCTCGGTAGATGCGGAATCGATTAAGAGGCACAAAGAAGGCTCCAACATCGGTTCCAGTCGAGTTATCAACCAACGCGTTGTTGGTTCGGCTCATAAGGTCGGAAACAATTATTGGGCGACCAGTTTTTTTGTGAATCCACGCCCCGTTGATATTCAGAATCGTTTCGATTGGAAGGTTTTGGTTGTCCCGTTCCTCAAGTAGCAAGCACAGCTCGCGTGTATCAAGTACAAAACTACCGTCTTGTCGGCTTTGAGGCGGCGCGGCAAGGTAAGCATTGGTTAGGTCTTTGCTTTCCAATCCAGCGGCAATACTTGCTCGTGTAGTGATGCCATCGTGGAAGCGGAAGCCATCGAAGACGTCGTTATCAGGCGCGTCTACATTTCCCGTGGTGATGAGTGGCTCAAGCAACCGAATGTTCGCATCCGCTGCATTTTCTAGCAACTCAGAAACAAGATTAAATTCAGACCCTTCCAAAGCAAAATTCGACACAGGTACGATCGCGCCAGCTTCACGGTAGTTCAATTCTTGTTGCGTAAAGGTTGGTTTTGTCTCGGTGAAGTCGGTGTCTTGATCTGCTCTGAAAGTAAAATCGAAATTTGAAATACCATCGATCAAAGTTTTGTCGTTTCCTGTTCGGAATTGAATCGCGTCAAGTAACATCGATCTTTTGAAAATGAGTTTATCCATTTCCATATCGAATTCAGGACGAATCAAAAAGCCACCATCGACGTCCGAGTCAGATCGAATCGAAGTTGCTTTGAGGCCCATTGATTCTCGAACCTTTTTTGCCCTCTCGGTGAGGTCTTGCAGGTTTTTCAACGCAACCGGATTGCCTGTTTTTTTCAAAACCACTAGGTTTTTAACGTAGTCGGCAACGTCTTTTTTCCAGGCGTCTTTCGGTTCTTTAACTTGGACCTTGCCTGATTCAATCGCTTTTTCAAGAATGCTTTGTACTGGAATTTCTTTTAAAGCGGCATCGGCTAATTTTTTCGCCTCTACTTTCAAGTTTTCCGCTTTTTTGGTTTCAGCGGCCTTTGATTCTAAAATGCCATCAGCTTCGATAGCTTTTTTAGCTGCTAAATACAATTTCGTTGCTTCTGCGACGTCCGCATTTTCGTCGTCTCCGAAAATCTTTGAAAAGATTTCTTCCCTTGATAAGCCCTTTAAAATATACGCCTTAAATACTTCTAATTTCATTTCTAACCCTCCGTTAGTTGTAAAGATTGTTCGACTTTTTCTCTGACCGATAGTTTCTTCGGTTTCCCGCTAGGTACTTCCTTTGATTTTTCGCTTTCATTGTTAATGCCCGAATCATCTAGCGACTTCATTACAAAAGTCGCTTTCGGGTTTGCTGGGATTGATACGATTGAGCCTTCAAAAAGAACAACCTCTTCAATGAAACGACGTCCTTTTTTGTCTCTCTCGCCAGCATCTTTAAATTTAAACAGCCCACTCATAGAAGATGTGCTTAAGTGGCCGTCTTTGATTAGCTGTATTTGATGAGAAGTGTTAGGCGTCAACGAAATGAACGCTTCGAATTTTAGGCCATGCTCTGTGACCTTGAACTTTTCGAATGATCCACCCTGCATCGCTGTTGAGTTAACGTGGTCAAATAGCAATGGAAGTTTGCCGCCGCGCTTCTTAATGTCCTCTAGGGATTGATCGAAAGCGCCCTCTGCAACCACATCGCCTTCCCGGTCTGTATTTTTAAACGTCGACAGAAAACCCATTATTCTCACGCCGTCCCTTTCGTCATCGTCAGGGTGGTCAGCCTTAGTCATTACCTCGACGTCATAGTTAACTTCATTAACGACCGCGACATCTTTGGTGTCCCATCCTTTTTGGGCGACATATTCATTGGCCTTGTCGATCCAGTCTTGTTTTATATTGATTTCATATTCCATATTTATCCCTTTAAACAAAAAAGGCGACCCGCTAGATTTCTCTAACAGGTCGCCTTTGGTTTTCCAATCAGCGACGATTGGGCTATTAAATTTTGTTGTTTACTATCGAATCGGAGGTGACATATCGCTTCCTGCATTTTTGCTATTATCAAGTTCTAAACAAAAATCACCAATCCGCTCTAAACGCTGAATATCAATCCATACAGAATCTTCTTTTTTGTTTTCCTGTGATGTTTTCGGAACTATCAATGCTTGGTCGCACCCTGTTAGATAGCTTACTATCCCGATAACAATGCCTGAAAAATCGCTTACAACATCTCTGACTTTCCACCCTAATTCAATATCCATTTTAATTTCCATATTTCACTCCTAGTTAATTTTTTGGCTTTCCTCTTTTTTAACTCGAACCAGCTTATGATTTTGGAATATCAAAACGATTTCCCCAAAATTCGGAACGCTTTTTGATTTCAAATAAGCTTTCAGTTTTTCAAAATCTTCCTGGCTCATACCACCCATTATAGCAACACCTGTCGGGGTTTTCATATTCCATTCGGTACTACCGTTCCCGTATGGTTAGGATGAAGGTTCAGGCTATCGATCTTGCCCAACGGGAAACAACATTGGTTACAATCCCAAGGCGCGTGTGCGTCCTCGCATCCTACGACATCAATTTGGCGCACCCCAATTTCTTCATAGCCTATCCTTGCGGCCTGGTCCCAAGCATAGCTCGCTTCTGTCCTGGCAATTCTTGTGGCCCGGAATCCATCTTTTCCACTAAGAGTCTGAAAGTGGCCCTGGATATTGGATTTGATTTCAGATATCCCCAATCCTTGTGACACGCCGGTTTCTAGTATTCGCCTAAGCTCATTGCGACGAGTATTGATGGTTAAGTCGGCATACCTTGTGGATAACTTTTCGACGACCAGCCGCAATTTGTGATTTCCGAATGTCGCATCGATATCACCGCCAAAAAATGAGTTAAAGTCTTTTAGGGCCAACACCGAGGCAGATGTGAAAAACTTTTTGCTATCTTTAATAGCCGCATCGCGTTCGTCTGAGAAGTTGAATACGTCCTCAAGGTTGGCGTCCTTTGTTTGCACGCCTTCGATGGTCTTTTCCAAACCTTCGATGGCGCGTTTTTCCATCTGTTTATAGAACTTAAGTACCGACCGCTGAATTTCTTTTTCAATTCGGATTTTTGTTTGCCGGGCTTGTCGATGCAGTTGCAATTGCCTGGATGATGCTTTTTGGCCAATCGCCTTTTCATCGGTCTTGGCCAGCTGTTTTTCCTCGTTTCCGGGGTTATTTATCGGCTGTGGCGGGGTAATCGCAAAGTCAACGGGAACCAATCCGAAACTGATAAAGTGGGTATTGAGGGTTGGACTGTCTGGATCGATAGGTTTACCGACCATTTCTCGGTATTCATTGCCAGTGATTGCGCCTCTATCGAACATATCTGTTGCGATCACATTTTGTTTCTCTTGATCAATAGTTTGGCGCTTAATTATTTTAAAGTTCGCACGCTGGTCAATCTCTTTAATTAAAGATGTTAAAGCGTCTTCAACCGGCGTATAAATCCGAGGTAAATTAAGCTCATAATAGACTTTCTTTTGTTCTTCTGCTGAATCGTATTTCGCATCTTCCATTATACCGGATATAATCGGCGGGACCTGGAAAATTCCGAATACATCTTGGCGCGTCATTTTCTTTTGCTCGATAAATTCCATATCACGATGAGAAAAATTAAGCACTTGGACTTTGGAGTCTTTCGGCATAATAAGTGTCTTGTTCAAATTGCTTAGCCCCTCGTATTTTTCCCTGAATTGCTTTTCGTAAAGCTGCATTTCCTTAAGCCCCATATCCACGCCAGGGCTGACCGATAGGTTTGGACTAGCCCCTTGCTGAAAAAAGGCATTATTGAATATCGAGCTAAATCGATCGGCATCAAGAACGCTCGAATTCTGTTGAATCTTGCCCATCCCACGCGCTAAGTTATGGGGTCCCGCAAGGATAATATTTTGGATATTTTGCGCTGGTACATTCAAGAAATTGTTTCCAAAATCAACTCTATATTCCAGAATTTGCGAAACGTTTGTGTTTCGGCTTGCTCTGACTTCCTCCCCGATTCTGTTAATCACTTCGACCAAAGAAGGATTTAAAACAATCGCTTCATCAAAAGTCCCTCGCGTTAGGCTTAGGGCATTAGTGGAATGCTTGATTAAGAAGGCATTTCCATCAAGTAAAAGATGCAAAATGATAAATTGCATCCAATTAGCGTACCCCTTGCCGTGCATTGGCATCTTTAAAAATTCATTGATTTCAGCATTATCTAGCGCATTTCCATCATCGTCTAATATTTGGAATTTCAGCGCCGCTATATCGTTTGCCACTATTTGGCTCGCTTGCCCTACGTAGCTAACGAATTGATATGCGTTTAAATAGTCTTTCGAATTACGAAAGTTGCTACTCGCGGTGATTGAATTTTGTTCAAAGAATCTGTTTTGATCCGAGAATGACTTGCCTTGAAGGGCATCTATTGCATTTTTGCTTCTTCGAATTAATTGGCCCAGCATCACGCCGCCTCCCTATGTTGATTTCGTTGCTCTGGTAAATACCTGAACCATTTTCTTGCTGCGCTATAAACGGCGTACCTGAGCATATCGCATTCGTCATCATTCACTTTCGCGGGCTCCTCGCTCATTTCCCCGTCGCGGGCTTCGCGCCAACTATACGCGGGTAGATATTTCGCGAGCCTCTTGCAATTGGTTTTATGTATTCGGAATTGGGTGTGTCCATTTTCGTCGATGTGCATTAGGGTCGATATTGTTTGAATGCCAGCGTGTACACTATTGTTCGCTGCTGTGGCATCGATCCCGGCTTCTCGGTAAGCTGCAATATACACGGGCTGATCCGGTCCGCAATAAAACAATTCGGTGCCGTATTTTTCTTCGGCTTCCTTGGCACGCTTAACCCAAGTATCTTGGTGTTCGTTTTCAGATACGACCGGAATACGATCTTGCGTATACTCTTCTAAAACATCAACGGCATCATCATTAGTTATGCCGATGATAACGAATCCGCCGTGGTGAGTGTAGCCCCAGTCTTGCCCGCCGATAATCACCTTGTAATTGTCTAGGTTGATTTCGAAGTCTTGAACGTGTTTGTCATATGAGAATTCATCATAAATCTGACCTTGAAAGGCATCCGGGCACGCTTCATAATTGCGAAGAAAATATTTTTTAGGCATACTCTTTTTCGCTTTATTTACCTCATCGATTAAATTGGGGTTCTTTGTGTTCTCGATTGTTTTCCCGTAATAAGCAATCCACTCAGGGTCGTGATGCTCGCCTGGCTCGGCCAATGATCTGATTTCATCGATGTACCAGTTGCGGCCCAGCGGGGTAGTGGTAAATAACCCCCACCCTTTTTTATCGGCAAGGGTGGGGCGTAGATTATCGTTCCATACATTCTTTTTAAGGCGGGCTGTTTCGGTAATATAAAGCCCGTTAATCCCTTCCCCTACTAATCGCTCGGGCTTTTCCGCTGACTTGAACTCTAATTTTATTTCAGGGTAGAGCCATAGAAATGGCTGGCTTGCTCTGCTCCCGTCATATTGAATCAGACTATCGGGTAAAACTTCGAATAGTTTTTTGATCTGAATGCGGCATAATGCGTAATCGGGCGCAACGCACCAATACAAAAGACGTGGCATATTACGCCGCATCGAGCATTTTATCTCTTGGTCTTTTATCGATAAAAAATCGCGTTGATATATGTTTTTTAAAGTCTTTTTTGAGGCGATCCAATCTTTGCCCCATCGCCGTCCCATCATCATATCGATGAAGCGGTGGTCATCATTCCAAATTTCTTCCTGGCCACGGTGGCCGCCTATTGTTTTTCCGAAATTGATAGAGATTGGACCGCCCATTTAGTTTTACTTTTCCCTGCCCTGTTTATCTAATTCGATCAATAACTGACCTTGAACCAAAGTAGTCATTCGTTCGCTTCCCCTAACTAAAGCTTCAATTAACTTCAGGTCCGACAAATCAATCTCCATTGCTCCATCTCCTGTCAATGCAACGGCAATATTAAACGCTTTAATGGGGTCCATTCCCTTCGCTTTAAAGGAAAGCTCATTGGCGAGCATTGATCCGAGTGTTTCGGTCGGATGATCTTCCCCTTTTAGTGTTTTCACAGGCAAACGTAAATCAATATTCATTAGGTCACTCCTATTTTATTTTGTTGCGAAAACCCGAATAAATCCGGTGTTTCCAAAACTTTATTCGATCCAACTGTCTCAGTGGCGCTAACCGATAGGCTCGGCAGTTTTGAGTCTCATCACCTCCAACTGGCTCAATAGTTATAATCCGTCCCAACCTGAAAGGTCTTTTTGAATGAGCCATAAAACTCGCTATAACAATTGAACATTATCTAATTTTTTTCAATTACTTGTTGCTTAGGCTAACCCTGACCCAACGACCCAGGCCCCGTTTTCCCGAAAATTGAATGCGGTTGTCGTCGTGTTATATAGAATCATTCCGTCGACCGCAGTTAGCGCGTCCCGTTGGGTTGTTGTCATCCGGGCGATTATCAAAGTACCGATCGTGCTATCTATATCTAGGCTGTCTTCAAATGTCTTATTGGAAAGTGTTTGTGTGCCGCTTATCGTTACAACTTCGACACTATTCGCTTGAACAACTCCGGTCCCCTTAGTTACCAAATTCAGACCTATATCTGTATCAGATCCAACTACTGAAAGCGCCGGGGGTAATCCTGTTGCCGCATTGCTTATGTTAAAATTATTAACACCGCTTACTGCCACAAACTGTGTTTCTAGCACTTTTTCGCCCGACCTTTGTAGGCCAAAGCTACCAATTTCCAAGAAGCCTCCGAGTGTAATACCCCCATCTTTAACTAAAAGACCATCAATAGTTACTCCGGCATTAGTCGTTCTTTCATTGATCGTATCCGACTTTAATTGATCGGTTGTCGTTAGGATATCGTGAGTTACCGGCGACGTGGTCAATAAGTCTTGATCGGTAAAATCAACCTGTTCTTTTCTGATGTCAACTGTCATTGTGAACTCTCCTATACATTATTTTTATGATCGCTAACGACTGTCGCTAAAGTTGTTTGGTCACCAGCAGATAAATCGGAAACTGACGTGATATCCACATTTATACCATTGCAAGTCATCTTGGACGTTTTGCCTGGCAATGCCGTTTCGATCTCACCCCATAGGTGTATTACGTCTCCATTGCCATCAACCCGAGCGCGATTGTTTATGTTGTAAGCCCCTAACTCAAGTTCTCTAGTAAAAGAATAAATCGCCATTGTTTCCCCCTATGTTTTGTAAACGATCTTGACGCCTAGATAATCTATAGCGCCGCCAATCCCATTGTGATCGACGAATACCCCAATAAACTGCCCCGCTGCCAGCGATGACAAAACAACGTTTAGATCAAGCACTTCCGTAATCTCGCCTGATGTTCCGGTGAGATCGTATGTTGTTGCGATCTCACTTTCCGTAAAATTATTTGATGCCTCGCCAATAGCCCCGTACTCGCTTGATAGATCAATGTCTTTTGCCGCCCCCGCCGCGCCAGCGCTGGGAATTCCGATTAGTTTAATCGACGTTAGGCTGGCAAAGTCATTCGGAATATGAAAAGTAAATCGCTGGCTTCCATTTTGAGAAAGTGCTATGACTCTATAGTCACCATTATTGTCGGAATAATCCGTCCCAGATATAAAGATTTCTTTTGTTACTGAGCTAGCGATAAGGGCGTTATCGGTCCATCTAAGGACCAATGTATCTGTCGTTTTTAGTGTGACCCCGCCAGGATCAAGCCAAGTGAATAACGATGCTGTTTGTGTGTAATCAAGTCCGCGAAGTCGCAGTTGACCGTTTAGATATACATCAAAGGCCGCTGGACTAGTAGGCTGGGATGTTATAAAAAATGACGTATTGCCATCCATTGCTATCGTAACCACCTGAATTACCGGGTTTGGGATAGCTGATTCCCATTTCATGCCTTCGGCTGAAGCCGAATCCGCGACAATTACCTGGCCATCGGTTCCCACTGGAAACCGAGCCTCGGTAGTTACGTTGTGTACCAGCAAGTCGCCTTTAGTGGTGAGAAGGGCTGGCGCAGTCCCTAGTAGTGCGTTTACTTCCGCAACCGTTAAATCGATTGGGTCCGCTGGACCGCCCGTGTTGTTTCCTTTGATCGTGAGCGCTGGCATATTCGCCAACTTAGTATTGTCAACCGCATTAGCGGCTATTGTCAGTAGTATGGATCCGGTCACATCGCCAGTGTGGGTTTGGTTATAAAGATTGGTCGCCCCTTGGGGCAGACCGTCAGTATCGTCGAGGTCCATCGCTTCCTCTTCGGATATTCTCAGCCAGTCGAGATTAGTTAGCCCCGCGCCTAATTGATAGAACGCCCGACCGCTTCCGACATTCACGTCAGCGCTTGCATCGAGAACAAGTACCCGCATCCCTTGAAAACGATCGAGGGCAGCGATTGCATCACGTGCCGCAATGTCTGCTACTTCGAGTAATGCCGACACAGGTGCGCCCGCCCCCGCGCTTCCCGCTAAACTATTAATTCCAGTTAGTGCCATTATTAATCCCCCTTATCGACCTGGTTGCAATACTGTTAACGTCGCAGTACCAGACGCAAAAGCGGTCACATTAAGTCGGATATGCGACACCGGCCATTCAAGCGGCCCATCAAGATAATCAACACCGCCAATTAATTCGATCTTTTGTTTTTTGAGTCCGCCGTCAGTTAAGAATTGGATCGTTCGAAGTCTTTCGGCTGGTATAGGGCCAGCATCAGGATCCGGTATGTTGATGTATTCGACACTTGCCTCAAGATCGTCGGCGGCACCTTTGCTGAGCGTCAACGAACATTCGAACGGGTTGTACACAGTCTTTAACGCTATCCAATCGCTCTGACCTGCTGCGCTTAACTGAATTTCATTCACGTCACCGGGGTCCACTCTTTGAATTGTCATCGTCACTCTCCTATGGTTACTTTTATTTCCCTTGGCCCGGTGTCGTCGTCGTCGTTTCGATCCCGTTGCCCTAAATAATTCTTACCCAAGAAAATGGCCATTGCTGTATTATGCTTAGCCATATTCCACTGCGATCGCCTGAGTGACGTTTTGCCGAAAGACGCTTTACTTTTTATATACTCCGCACAACTTACCCCCCCAATTTCCTTAACCCGACGATCTAATGTGTCAACAGAACATCCAATTACGTCCGAAATTTCCTCGGCTGTGCATTGTATTTCACACATCTTATCGATCCGTTTCCAATCCTTGGCATCAAACTCAATTTTGGGCCTTCCGCCCTTATTCTTTTTATTTTTACCCATAAAAAAAGCGAGGCACTCCTTTTGACGGAAGCGCCCCGCTCCTTTGTTGACCATTACTATACTTTCACAATACTACATCAGACGGGGTTTTTAAAAACCAGCGGTTTCATCTTTGAATGATCCGTCCAACACATCGAACATATCCACGATCCGTTCTTTAATACCCGAATCGGTTAAAGTCTTCAATATTATTTTGTTATTCGATGCGATCATTGCGTCAACCTCAACTCTTTCACCGTGGACCAGTTCAACAACCATTCTTTTATGCTCGACAACGCGCCCAATATTACTGACCATAATGTACCTCCCGTACCGTTGAGCCTTGGGTGTATTATACCTCTGGTGGGAGACTTTCAATGGTCACTTTAACAAAATCTAAATGATCCTTCCCGGCATCGTCGATCATTGTCGTAAGCGACCCCTTGCAGCGCGTCGAGGATGCCTTTAAGGATGTTGTCGCCATCGGCTCGGGACTTGCCATAGATTTCGACTTCAATTTTGAAATTGCCGCCAAACAACAGTCCTGAACTAACCTCGAATAGGCTTGATACCGATGATAATTTTTGTCGTACCACTTTTGCTTTTGGGTTGTTCGAACATAGGGCACGGGTTTTCCTGGGATTACGAATTGGAGTTTTACTTGATTTCCTGAGTTGTTTGTACTCATTTTCGGTGAGTCTCATTTCGAAAGTACGATGATTCCGGGTTTAAAATGGGTAAATTCTTGAATCACCCCACACCTGTGACAACATATGGTTTTTGTGTAGGCATTGAGTGCCCCTGTCGGTTCCGTAGTACCTCCGTCGATCCACTTATGCCCAATCAACCAACATATTAATTCTACGAAATATCTCACCTAGTACCACTTTGCCTTCTCTGACCCCCGACCCCTTTGAGGTTTATGGGACAGTTCAATTTTAAGCCGCGCGCACGCCGTTTTAGGGCTGCCACCACTCCCGCAATAGGCTGATTCATCCCCGCTCAAATAATCAGCATAGAACATACCGTCCCAGCTTGAAGTGATATTGAATTTAAAGCAGATTGCCCGGCCATTAATAAACCGGACTATTTTTTCAGGTAATTTGTGTCGCCGCCTTAATTCAAGTATTTCATTCATAGTTGTCAGAGGGGCAACGCAAGGGGATGGATCGTTATCCACCCAGTCACTTGCTCGATGCCCCTCGTCCCAAACAGATCGTAAACAAACCGCTAAATTCACTATACGATACTTTGAATCGCAGCCCAAGCGCATTATGTCTAAAAAAAGGTACTGTTCTACACTTGAAAGGAAAATGATAAACGACGGTGTTTGTGGGTTCTTTTTCTAAAAAAAAAGGTAATTTTGATCGTTCAGTGTTGGAATTTTATATAAAAGGAAGAATTATGCCTATTAAAAGAAGTAACTACCACAAAAATACCCCAATCGTCTGACTTTGGCAGTGGGTTCGACGCAATTTCAAAATGTTTCACGACTTTCCTGGTGTGTTAGTCCCCGCTTAGGCAGGGAAAGATATTTACCACAACTTTACATTGTAAAAAACATCGGTTGATCCCCGCCTGACGGGGAATAACTCTAATATACCAATAAATTTATCCGTTTCCAATATCTTCTTGATTATCCAAAGATAAACCTTTGCGGTCATTTAACGTCTGTTGGATTAATTTTGAGCAATATTGGAAATCTGAGAGCACTACGTCTAATAAAGTTGTTAATGAGTTGCCTTTTAAATCATCGATTATATTATTGAGGTTATTTTTAATCGCGGTTAAATTCCAGCTTTCCGTTTTTATTATTAATCTTGAAATATCATAATGATAAGATTTCAAAATTCTTACATTAATTTGGTCTATTTCATAATCAATAGCATCCTCTAACTCGTTCAATCCCTCATTTAAGCAAACTCTTATTTTTTCTGTTTTCATTTCAACCACCTTTCTTTATACTTTTATTATACTAACATATTCACATAATACCAATTGAAAGATCCCGTTTTATTTTATGAATATGTTAGTGTATAATGCTTATATGCGAGGACGACCACAAAAATACCCTTACAACGGAAAGACGGTCGAGAACTGTTTGAACCGTAATATGCGTTGGAATAAGATCACTAGAAAATTTCCGGTTCAAAATAAGAATGGTGAGATCGAATACCCTTCTACCGTCTCACTTTGGCAGTGGGTCCGGCGCAACTTCAAAATAAAACTTGTCCCTCGGTAATTTGAGTTCTCAAAAGTAAACTAAATAACGATTTAGTGTATATGTCGTCAGGGATGTAAACTAAACCCGAAAAACGTTTACGCGTTGCGTATAGACAACAGGGTTATGGTGTTGCTATAGGTTAACGTTTTATTTGACAGAGAACACAAGTATTTATCAAAAATACCCGATTTCGAACTTAAATCTTATTTGATGTGCATATTTTGGGAAATATGCACATCAACCTACTTTGTATTGTATGGGTGATCGTCAAAGAACACTAAAAATAAAGGGGGTATATTAATATTGAAATTAGTATAAAAAACCACAAAAATAATAACGCTTTTATACTTTTACTCGTCAAGCATTTCTTGATAGTCATACCTAATTTTTGCACATTCGGAGAGTCAAAATTAGTAATTAGCATAAAGACAAACCCCAGTAATACCACTAATATAATTTTACTCATCCGAAACCCCGTCTGAAATTATTTTATTTACAGCTTCACAAATTATATTTGCGGCGTTCGGTGCCTGAAAACTGCCGATTTTTGTTGTGCGAATTTTGTCACATTTTTTACACTTTTCGAGACATACAACCACGTAACTATAGCTAACATTGGTACAAACAGCTTTCACCCGATTCCATTTGTGAAAGCAAAATAGTAATTTACTCATCAGAAACCTCCTCAAATTCTTTTAAAACTTTATCCCAACATTTTCTTGATGTATCTAAATTTTTACTCAATCTTATGCTTGGATTTTTTTCCACTCGATAGCACAAAAGAAGTCCTTGCAGAGCATCTATTCTCTTTTTTGCAGCTTTAAAGATTATCTCTTTATTCATCCGAAACCCCAACCTTAATATTAAATATTATTTTCGTTTTCGCGTGCAAGACGTGTTTTAACGCACCTTCGGCTATTTGGGCACGGGCTTTGCTTTCACGCCCTTCCCAGTAATCTTTAACGCAAGAGTAACAACAATAGGCAATAAACGCCGGGTAAATTAATAATTTTAACCAGTCTAAAATTTCAATCATCCGAAACCCCATTTATAATCCCGATCATATTCTAGAATAAAACAAACAACGCCGGGCCGATCTGTCCATCTTGGCTTTGGTAGTCCCATCCGAACCCGTTTGCAAGCTCGTTGAAACATTGGCGAATTCTTGTGATATCCGTTCCGCGCTACCACAATAAATGGCTCACCGCTGTCGATAAATGGTTTCAGTCTCGTTTCCCAGTAAGGCTTTATTTCCCGGTATTCTTCCTGCTTCGTCCCCTTCAAAAAATCCTCGTCTCCTGGATGTGACATTTCGAACCAGCGACGATTTAAGGTGATGTGTAATTTGTTAATCATCCGAAACCCCGTTAAATCCCCAAAATTGGTCATATTCATCGATTACTTTTCGATTCGATTGTAAATCGTACTGGTATTTGACTGATTTCATTCTTCTTTTGTGGATAGGCCCGCGTTGACGAACGCAGTCGCATCCAGCATCAAACCCAACTGATACGTTTTCACCTTTGATAGAAAACACAAATCGCAAGGGATATTCACACAATAAGCAATTACGAATAAACCATTCGGTAATTTTCTTTTTGATAACCGCTTCCTCAAAATCTTTGATTGTCCTGTTTGTTTTACTCACCCGAAACCCCTTCCAGTGCTTTTTGAGCAGCAATCAATTTTTTATGAACTTCTGAAGATAGTTCCGTCGCCTCTACCATTAGTGCTCCATATAGTTCATCTAGCCCATTTATACAATCTACCAACTTCGGAACCGTCTTTTCCGGGTCGGGGATACCGTCTAGGGCATTAATGCACGAGACAAAACGATCAATGAGATCATCCGGTATCCGGTCCGACATACGCCCGAGATAATTACTGTCTTTGTCCCACAATATGTTTGGATCATCGAATTCGGTTATTTTCGGCAGTCGTCGAATTGGAACCCCAAAATCACCTTTGCCCATGATCAACCACCTTCCTAAACGTCAATACTTCCGGCAAGTGCTTAAACCCCTGCATATCGTTCCACTGTGGGTGCCGCCAGCTAAATACGCCGAACGCGATAGCTGTGTAAATAGCTCCTATCGAAAATAACCAAAAATATTTATTCATCTAAATTCACTCACTCCCTTGATTTTATTTTAATTACCTTCCCTGAACTGTGACCATAGCAAATGAAAATAAAATTATTAGTCCAATCCCGAACACTAAAACCCACTTATTAACAAAAGTCACCATTGCCATGTACCGTTGGCTCTTTCGACTCTGAACTCTTCTTCTGGTTCTCATTTACACCACTTCCTTTTTGTGACAATCTGGCCAATAAATTCGATTTACTGGTTTATGCGGGTAATTCTCCCACTTTCCGTCGGTTTTAAAATTCGTGCAGTATTTGAGTGGTCGGAAAAAAATATGCATTGATCTTGAAAAACTAAATCCATCAGATAAGTTCAAAAAAATTTGTTCTTCAAGTGGCTTTTCCCAGGGCCTTTGTAGTCGTCCTGTGAACAAGGCTATTCCCCAAACTCTATTAATCTGTGCAGCATAAATAATGCCTGTTAACGGATCAACTAGATCACATTTCTTGCCAATCAAATGATTATATTTTTTTAATTCTGAACTCAATATGAACTCACTCCCTTGATTTTATTTGGCGACATCCCTTAACTTTTCAAGTAACATACATTTTTCTTTTTCCATCTGAACAAGGTCAATTTCAAAGTAATCTGCTAAAATTTCCTCTATTTTTTTGTTTAAAGGCATTAAACAATCTGCGGGCAGTTGAGTTGGCCGATGAAATTGGGCTAAGACTATATCGTTATTTTCAAGCCACTCTAAGAATTCGCCTATTTGGTGGCTTTGATCCGAGACTTCTTGAACCTTATCTAAATTCGGTGTTTTCATAATTTTTGTATCTTTTTCAGAATTGAACTTTTTCACCTAAACCCCTCCCTGTTTACAACAACCAACATCAAATCCACAGTTACAACCTCTCGGGTTGTAACCAGATATAAACTCGTCGTGATCGGGATCATTATTGGGATCATTTTCCATAGCCTCAAAGCATTCTGGATGCATTGAAACTGAAGTGCCTTCCCCAAAACAGAAATAGTATTTATACGAATCCCCTGATCGTATTATTTCTGAACACCAATCACAGTTACGATTTTTCCGGCTTGAATTTATCGTTTTGATTTTTGACGTTTTCACCTCAACCCCTCTCACAACCACAAAAAATCTCGCCATCTTTTCGACTATTCACCATAAAAGCAATTTTGCCGAAAACGGCCATCGCTTCCGAATAATATTTAAACCCGATCAAACCAATCTTGTTGTTTTTGTATTCAATTTCTAGCTGATAATAATCGCCTGTCGAATAGGTGATACATTTTAGTAGTGACGAAATAACATTGCTAATTTGAATTCTACTCTCGAAAACAAAGCCATCTTGTAACGAGATATACGAAAAGAAAATTTCGTCCGTTTTATTATCGTAATCAACCTTCATAATTCCCTCCATCTTATAAGTTATTTGGCGGCTCAGGCCCAATTAAATTTTCCGACGTGTTCAATTCTATGGTGTTTTCTACATAGCCATCTAACCAAAACGCCGATTGCCAAAATAGCTGTGATGGTAACCATCATAATCCTAGATAAATTCATTTTTTGGAATCCCTCGCCACTGAGATTTTATCGATTTTTCCGCGATCACGAATTTTGTTCGCCGCGATCACAATGGATGCCGTAAACATTTCCCTCCGTCGGTCGTCTGGCATTGTTTCTACTACCCCCGCGATGATCGAAGCCGCCAGCAACGATATCTCTGCTTGAAAATCGTTAATGGATAAGTCGGAGTTTTCCACTTGGTTAGCGTACCGGTGTATAATACCCATAACCTCGTCGTGCATTCCTTTTGCTATCGATTGCAATATTTTTTCGTCATTATTCACAACGCGTCACCTCCGTTAAGTTTTTTGTCCCTATCCCCTTCAATAACCGAATGAAGTTCCCTCAAGGCGCTTTGCAAATAACCTTGAGCAATGTTTTCCGATATAAACCAAAGTCCATAATCCTCGGCCTGTTTATCAACCAGGGCTTGAACCTTTTGGCAGTGTTCGCACTTATCCATCGCGATCACCGCCTTTAACAACCGGCATAACGTACCCGCGCCCTCCATCGAATATAAACGGAATACCCGCTAGTGTCTTTATTTTTCGCCTTAAAATATTTGCATTTGGAAGCTTAGAAATTATTCTGAGATAGCTATCCTGGATGAATTCCTGACCAACCTTTGTGACTTCTGTCTGACACCTGCACCGAACCTCAGTTGACACCCCGGTTCCACCGCAGCTTGCACATTCCACCTCGTAATCGCTGTACGATGTCTCGGCAATAACATCGCCGCGCCCGTCGCATTCAGGACAGGTTTTTTCAGGTTCCGCAATGCCGTTTTCGCATTTATCACATATTTTCTCAACAACTTTTGGCGGTTGACTAAATAACGACTCTTGTTCATTGAATGAGAATCCTGTTATTCGTTGGGATGCAATTTTCGACTTTCTGGTGATTTTTTCTATTTTTTGTGTTCTTGCAATTATGTTTCCGTCAGACCAATAGCTATATTTTTCGTCACTCCACGGCTCCGAAAAAAATTCGAGTGCATTTTCAGAAACATTTATGCCAGGTTTTAAAAGAAATTTGTCCAAAATTTCCATCAAATCAGTTTTTTCATCCCGGTCACATTCATCCTTACATCCTTTGCAGCGTCTTGGATAACCTGGTCCTTCGTCGTGAAATGAAATTCCACAGCTTTCGCAGTCATCCCCATTTAAAATCAGTTCGGCGTATTCACCCATCACCGTCACATACCTTTCTAAACCACTCGACTTGATCCTTTCGACGGCCACTACCTTGGCAAAAGTTACAATGACCCACTACTGACTCAAATGGACCATGGAATACTTGTTTTCCAGAACCTTTACAATTGCTGCATTTATCCATCCTGATCACCTTCCTTTCGAGTGTTGCATCCCTTTTTAGTCGCCGCCGCCGCTCGGCATTTCTCTTAACCCGTTGGGTTAATTGTTTTCGACGCCTTTTTTTGGCTAGGAGCCTATTTTTGAGCCATTTAATCATCATATTCAGGCTGCGTCTTAGCTTTGACTTCCAGTCTTAATACTTCTGCATCTAGCGCCTCAATCGCCCGTCTAAGATTCTTTGCATCGCCGCCTTTTTTGTTCGATAGTTCCACCTGTTCAAGGGCCTTGCCTTTTAAAAAGCTTAATTCCCAGTCTTTTGCAGCATCCCAACTGGTGATCCCTAGCGTGCCCTTCACGGGGTTTTCCATTAATCGCAGCGCCCGTTGAAGATTCCAACGGCCTTTTTGGACGTCAAGCAACTCATCGTCTTTTTTCCCCGCTCTTTTCATATACTTGACAAAATCCCCCTCTTCCTCGGTTAAGCCCCAATCGTTCGACAAATCCCTGGGCTGAATCTCACATCCCTGGGTATAATATGACGGGTTCTCAATCGCATCGAATCCTTCGTTTTTGTCATCTTGACTCGGGTTAGGTTCCCAAATTTCGTCCTTTTTCATAAGCACCTCCACATTTTTAGTAAACACGCTCGATATCTGACCTTTTAGTGAATTCCACCAATCTAATTGGTACATTTTCGGTTCTCCCAACTTCCAGAGCTATTTCACGATAACTTTCGACGCGCAACCTGTCACCCATAACGAGCGGCATAATGATTTCGCCGATTGACGCAGCCACAATAGCCTCATTGCCTTGATTATCCATCGCGATGTACGCATAAATTTTGTCCAATTTCATTTCTTTTACCTTTTCCGCGCGGCCGCAATTCTCGCAGATGTATCGAATATCTTTTGTGTCCGATTTTAAAGTGGCTTCGTGCCCACAATTTTTACAAAATCTCATTTTTACCACCTTCCAAAAATAAAAAGACTTGATCTGAGATTCAAATAAATTAATCGTCGTCATCCCCGATTCTCTCCCAAATGATTTCGTCGATTGCGTCGTTGATGCTTTTGGTAACGAAAAGCGCGTTTTTTGCGTTCAGAACAATTGCCGGTAATTTTCTTTTCGCTTCGTTCATTAAATCGGCTTTGTATTTGCCCTTTAAGTCCTTTTTGTATTCAAAAATTCGGCGCTTTTTTTCTTCGAAGTCCAATCTTTTTTTATTTGCAGATCTTCGCACGCCTGCTTCTATCTCGGCTTTCTTTTTGTCTACAAGGGCCTTCTCTTTTTGTTCGATCTCATAGTCCTGAATTTCACTTCGCATTGAGTCGAGTTGACCCTCGGCAGCTTCCTTTCCAACCGCGCAAGCTTCCTGGAATTTCAGCCAAGTCGAATTCCTATAAATAGCTTTATTGGTCTTGACTTTCTTTTTGGCTATTCGCACGTCACAATATTGATCAACGATTCCGAAAAAATACTCTTTAAATTTTCCAAGCACACCACCACTGTCCGTTTTCTTCTCCGCTTCTGATTTTTGTGGCGTCTCGACTCTTACAGTATCAGTGGTGGTGGTGCCCTTTAAAATTTCCTCTGATTTAATTTCCTCTTCTCTACTCTCCTCTACTCTACTTTGTGTACTTTCTGTGGATTTCTGGGCCAGAAACCCGGTGTCAGGTGTAGTTTCTGTCACAGAAACCCCAATAGTGTTTGAGTTTCTGGGACAGAAACCCCCTATTTTTTCGATTGCATCCTTTAAAGTGGGTAACGGGCGCTTGCGTTTCTCGTAGACGTCTTTGAGGGAGTCAACGAACCCTTGGTACCAAATCAGCTTATGGCCCCAAGCGACTTGGTCCAGCTTGGTCCAGAAACTCAAGGTGTCGAGCATTTCTGTGACAGAAACTACAGGTAACGATAGTTCCTGGGCCAGAAACTCCATATTAACGGGGTCTCTAGCGTCATAAAAGTGGCCGTCTTCCTCTGCAAGTAACATAAACAATTTCCAAAAGAATACGAATCCAGCGTTGCCGAATTTCGATTCCAGCATGCGCAAAGTTTTACACGGCTTGGTATTCATATAGAAATAATCAACGCTATTTTTTATCGGGCGTGCCATTTCGGTCGGCCTTTCTTTCAATTTTTTCGAGTGTTATAAGGTCATCCAATAAATGACCGCACAATTTTTCAATCATTGCGACTCTGTCCTTTCGATTAATTACAACACAGGCCATAATGACAAGCTTTTGGGCAACAACCATAAAGTGGGAACCCATATAAGCGCCGGTTTCCCCATTGTGAATTTTGCAACAAATTTCGTGCGCTTTGGTGTGGCAATCGTTTTTGAATGTTTTGACCAACTCTTCAAATTTATTTTCCATTTTGGCTAGCCTTTCTTTTTGCGATGCTCTCTATTTCTTCGAGTTCATCCATTACGTGACCGCAAAATTTTTCAATTGTCCCGGCCCTGATAGTTGGCCGTAGCATAGAACAAGACGTCACAACTAGCCTTTGGGCAAGTCCCATAAAGTGCGCGCCCACGCAAGACATATCATCCCTAGTTTTAATCTCATTGCCAATTTGATTCACGTACTTAAATGAACCTTTTATGAAGTTTTCAACCAACTTCTCAAGTTTGTTTTCCATTAGTTCCTCCAATCCGATAAAGCGACCCGTATGGTGGTTTGTTTTGTAGGGGAGGCTTTCACCCTACCCCAACGATGACACCGTCACAACATCGCATCCCAGCACGGAAGGCACATTGCCGCTGCATCCAAAACCAAGCGTGATCGGTGCTTACTTTTTACCACTCATACGGATCATAGCGAGGCCCCAGTAGATTGGGGGGAACTTAGGGCCTCTATATCAGCCGTATGGCTGAGTTTTAAAAATTCTCTAAGTCGGGGCCTCCGATCTTGTCCCGGTCGTCTTGGATTGGTTCCGGAAAGGTTACGAACTCTCGCTCGTTAAAAATCCTGTAGTTCCAGTAATCCCCGTTCTTTTTTGTCTTGATGTCGCCGACAAACTTTTTGCCAATCAAAGCCTCTGGATTAAATGTACCTCCGGCCTCTTTTTTTACGTGTTTTTCGTTATTTTCTTTTACTTCGTAGTGTCCGCAAGCAATCGCAATCCGGCGCATTAAAGGTATGCCCCCGGCGTATGTGTCGCCAGTATTCTTATTGATTTCTTCAACCGTATGATCGTATTTGATGGTGAGCCTAGATCCTTTAAAATCACCTTGTAGCACCTCATATGTAACGTTAGTGAAAGGTTTGTCTTTCTTTTCGCCTTTTTGGTATACCTTATCGACACTTGCCACCACTGCAATAGAAGCATTCCCTAAGTCTCGATCTAAAAACTGTTGATCGTAAGCTCTGACCGATTCATCATTTATATCTTTAAACATTTGTCTAACTACCTCCAAAAATTATTTAAGCCGTTCTCACCGAGGTTCTAATGTCCTCGTAAAACTCAATCCCTTGTATCAGGTGATCAACCTTTTGCTTTTCTCCGGCAACAGACTTAGCCACCTGGCACATCTTATTAACCGCTATCTCATTGATTTCAAGGTATTCCCTGGGAACTTTGTTGATATCGGTAACACGAAATTTCCAAACTTTGCTGATAGATACGCCGGCTGATTTTGCTGGTGCCATAGTTACTGCCGGGGCGACGTAGACTTGTTCTGCCTGATCTTTTAACGCCTCTGCTTTTGAATCATCCCCTTTCTGCTCCGCCTTTTCAGCCCGTTTTAAAAGGGCCGCTTGGCGCTTTGCTTCTATCCGTTCAGCTTCAAGCCTGGCTTTTTCGGATTCCCGGCGCTCCCGTTCGATCTCCGCACGGTGAAAGTCGGCCATGCCGCTTTTAATCCTCAACTCGGTCGTTTTTAGTTGATCTAAAACCGGCCTAAAAAAATCCATTATTATTCTTTTGGTTTCGTCCAAAGGCGCTGTCATTGACTTGCGCTTTTCGTCGATCTCCTTGAATCGCGTTTTGGCCTCCTTAACGATGTTCGCGGCGGCGTCCAGTTCCCTTTGATCGGTTATCGTTAGTGACGTCGCGTTGTCCGCAAACTGTGTCGCCTCATCGACCTGCTGTTTTACCTCTGTTTGAATTTCAATTGTCATAATCACAAAACTCCTTTTTCATTTTTTAAAATTGTATTTTCTATTTGACATGCCGCAAAATCCATTTTGTCCTCGGGAATTTCGTCAATGCCAACGTAAATTCGATTAAAGAAAGCAATTTGCTCTTTTTTTAATTTAGATAGCTTTCCCCTAAGATATTCTCTTTTATGTTGTTCGAATCCTTTTGTGGACATATCAAGATCCTTTGTAATTGACCACCTGTACGGCGGACAGAAATACGTTTAGATCATTCTTGGTTGTGTTGGGAACCAATTGGTAAGACTCGTCGCTGATTAGCAACGTGTACCGATTTACTAACCGGGGGTGCTTGTCTGATCGATTCTCGCGCCACAATTGCTCGTAGGCCGACGTTTGTATTTGGTGTGAGGGGTATGACTGTCCTGTTTTGATATCGAGTATTGAGATTGGGCCATGATCGAGTGTGAGAACTGCGTCCATTGTTCCGGCGTAGCAATATTTGAGTGAGAACAATTTCTGTTCTGAGAGTAGAATATTGACATTCAGATCCTTTTTAAACGTCTTCCACTGCTCCAAAACCTCCACCAGTCGCAGGTCTAGGCTGTCCTCGTCCAGCTCGTTTTTTTCGAACAATTCGATCGTCTTGTGAACCGCTGTGCCATAGTTTTGCGCCCGTTCCAATATCTTCGCGGGTACCATCGAAAAGTCGCTGATGCCAACAGTCTCAAGCACCTGGGTTACCGACATAAACCGGCGTCCTTTGTAACGGTAAATGTGGGTTTCCTCCTCAAATTCCAAGTCCTTGGAGTAGTTGGGATCAAGCATTTTGTTTTTCCCACGCGTCAAATTCTACCGAAAGGCTTTTGTTTGTGTGGAACAAGCGCCCGTCCGAAGCGCCCTCAAGGGTTCTAAGCCCTTTTCCTTGATAAACAGAGTGTTTTTCTAAGATATCGCAAGATTTTGTAAAGTCTCCGCCCGCCATCTTGTTTGCCATATCCATAATGGAATCAGCGAGTGAGTCGCCCTTTTCTGTTCGGGTGCCCTTTTGCGGCTGTGAACCATTGCCGTTGCTCAATTTTGACTGTGGCTGAGACACATCCTTCTTGTTTGGCTCAGCCGCCGGTACCTCAGCGTATTGCATGGCCCCAAGCTCCGATTCGTCGTACATATCCCCAAATTCTTCCGGAAACGCTTCACGATGACCGTGTACTAGCGCAACCTTTCGAATCATCGTAACCGGCTTAGATTTCCATTGCTTGTTAATTTCCCCGTTGGATTTTTTACCTATGTATTCTTCTAGGTTGACCTCAATTTCAAGGTCTTCACGCTCATGCCGTTTTACAGTTGACCAACCACCAATCAACTTATGGTCGGGGAGTAAAATACCTGCTGTCCTTACGATTGCCCCTTTATTATTGAGTAAAACAACCCCGGCATTAAACCCCCTGTACTCGGGTATATTGTTTGCCCTCGTTAGAAACACATCTTTGGCAACTACCGTTGAAGCTGGCTGACTTTCCGAATATTTAATCAAATAGACTTCTTTGATAAACGGATTAAGTCGTCTTCGCTTGCAAAGTTCCAGAAACATTACCAATTCGGTGTCAGTCGCAAGTGGGCAAATATGCAGCTTGACTGTCTCCTTTGTAATTGCCATCGATTGAAATTGAATTAACTGTTTGTCTTCCATCACGCAACCTCGCTTTTCAACTTAAAATTTTTCATCCAATACTTGAGAATTTCATGGGACTCTTTCCGGTTTAATTCTGGGTATTCCTCCCTAAGAAACCATGGCGCCCCATACATGTTGGTGTCACCTGACTCCCTAAGTGCGTCCAAGTATTCCAAATGCTTGTCTTTTAGTTTTTCTGGTTTATCCATCAAACCACCTCCCTAACGGCCATTTTGATGGATAAATCTTTTTCAGAATCCGACAATGATTCCCAATGAGCATCAATCTCGGATTGCTCTTTGCAATAGTGGCACTCAAAATCTTCGTGGTATTCATCCCCGCAATTGTCGCATTCCACATACATCGATTCCCAAGGGTAGACATAATCCTCCGGTAAATTGCTATGCATCCCAAACCTCCCTGATTGTGTATTCCGAACTACGGATAAACTTCGCCTTTGCATCGTTGCAGCGTTTGAAAATAAAGGGCAGTTCCGTAGGAAAATTAACGAACAATGCGTTTTCCAGGTTGCACCGATAAAACATTGGAATCCCTAAGGGATCGACAATGATTGCACCTGAAAAATCACAGCTTTCAAATAGCGATTGCCCAAAATCAGGATTGATTAAAATGGATTCCGCATAGTTTTCCTTTGCGTGGTACCAGCCTGATAGATTGCAATCAGCCAAAATCTTCCCGGAAAAGTCGACCGGGCCGATTATGCCATATGCATTTGTCGCCTTTGTGACCATTAATGTAACGTCTTTTGTATTGATTTTCGATTTTGAAACAACTGATTTTTTAAATTCCAATACGTTCATAATCCGACCTTTTCGGGGACCAAACATTCCCGTACAAAATCCTTGATGAAATTTCGACGGATATCAGCCGATGCGATTCTGATTGTATTAGTCCCTTTCAACTTCAAATAAAGGATATCCCTATAATTCCAAAACACTACCTTGCCTAAATCGGTATCAACTGTACCGACGTTTTCCTGACCAATAATCCTATCAAAAATCACGTCTGTTATATTGATTTTTAATGGCTGCATTCCAAGTAGGGTAAAAATAGCCCTAAATTCTGGACGCAGATTATCGTCGCTTTTGTCTCTTTGAAGGGTTCTCAAAATTTCGCGGCTTTGGTGGCCTTTTGCTAACTGTGGTTTATTGCGCTTAGCTGAAAAATCGTTTAAACTAATCATTGTATATTCCTTTTTTTCCAAATAACCGCTGTCAAAACTTAACGGGAAATGACGGCGGTTTTATTTTTATTTCAATCTTACAATCCCGGTCTGTGATTCATCCCAATTCAAATTCGGTTTCTTAGCCCAATTTCGGTTTTTTGGCCGTTTGAATATTTGAATGCAATACCCGCCCAACAATGGAATTGAATCTATCGGACCAGCCCATTTTGGTTTCTCAAATCGTTTGAATAATTTCATAGCTCACCTCCTTTCGAACCTGATTGCAGATTATACCCACAATCTTTTAGATTTAAACATATCATTTTTGACCATAAAAATAGTCTAATGCCTTCCCGGTAAATTCTGATATCGCCATCAGCATATTCGAACTCGGCACACTTCGGCCGCATTTGTAATTACTTAATGTCTGTTGTGTCAAAATCACACCTGTTTGCGTTTGGAACCAAAACGAAAATTGTGCCCAGGACCCGACCCCCTTTTTGTTTAAACAGGCTTTATAAATTTGCTTCCCATTAATTTTTTTGCTCATAAATCAAAGGTACCATCACAAAATTATTATGTCAAATAGTTTCTACAAACATATTTGACCACCTGACAATTTAAGGCTATTTTAATAGTAAATCGATAGGTGGATTATATGGATCAGAAATATGGTAATGACCTGGTGCAAGTAGTAAATGTCCCAATGGCGCTTAACTATGTTTGGCGCTGTCAATTTTGAGGCTAACTTACTTTCTTCCAAAATGGATTTCCCCTCAAAACCCATGGCGTCCAAATAAAAAAGGCGCCTTCATCGCATATGCTACCTTTTTCGAAGACGTTACCTTAAAATATAACTATGTTTAGAAAATTCTAAATTGGGTATATACCCCGTTATCAATAACAAGGGGTCTAAAATGTCTAAAATGCTAATTGCGGGATTTTGTTTAACTTGCTTCGCGTCTGGGTGTGGATATATCACCGACAGCGATGACCTTCGGGACTCTTTAATCGAAGGCTGTCCGCTCCCCTCGAATCAGTGTAGCGGCACAGTATTAAATTTGGAGGTAATTATGGCAAAACAAGAAAAAGGCGGTTACTGCAAAGTGTGTGATAAAAATGTTTTGGTCTGGCGAAAAGGGACAAACCACATTTTGCATTTAATTTTATCTTTACTCACTTTTGGTCTTTGGCTGCCTGTATGGATTTTTATTTCGATCAAAATTGGCGGGTGGAAATGTTCTACTTGCGGTGTTCGTGCTTAAATGCGAAGAACATTTACCATCCCAGAATTGTTGCCAGATGAAAAAGAGGCCACTTTTTTTGCTCGATCCTATCCAATAACGACGCATTTTGGATTCAGTTATACCAATAGAGAAAAGCCGGGATTCCCGGCCCAAAGCCGCAAATATTCAAAAGCTTGCCCGCATTGCCATTCAATTCAAGTCGATAAGTACAAAGGGCCTTATCGTATCGCTAGTGGTGAAGTGTTTTATTTTGGATGTAAAGAATGTCACAAGCCAATTAGGGAATTTGTAGCGAAGCGATCGTCTTAAGAAGTCGATTCGGAGACGAGTTTAAACAGACGATCATTAAGTGTCTGTATTTCTGTCTTGATATCCTTCAAGCCGTGCCTTAAAGCGCCCTCAATTCGGTTTACCTCATTATCTAAGCTCTTGTGGGTCACATACTTATTCTCGATTTCGACTTTCAAAATTTTGATATCAGTCTTTAAAGCGAATTGCTTTTGGATATCGGCCATAATTACTTCTTTTATGGCCCGACGAAACCAAGTGATCAACATTGTCAAAATCCCGCCCAAGACGCTTAACCCTAATCCAATGATAAGCTCGAAATGTGAGTAAAGAAAATTCATTATTTTACTTTTCCGATAAAACCTTTGGTCAGCTTTACGCCAAAGGCGGCACCGATTGCCATTACAACACAATACCGATACCAGGCTGGCATTTGACTAATTACTTCGAACCCGGCGGCGATATACTCAGCCATACCCGGAAAAAATGCCAAAATAACCGGGATGGATAAAACAATCGTCCAATATTCATCCTTCCAGCTCGTTATACTTGCTTTCGATTGTAATGCTTCCCAGTTTGAAGTGTCTTTTATCTGCTGTAGTCTGACCAGTTTTGTGGTCTTTTTTTCCTCAAGCCACCCATTCGAAACGGTCTTAATGACATCGCCCGCGAAACCTAATATTGACATTATCATTGAAATGGCACCTCAAAAAGCTTTGTTGGATTAAGGGTTCTGCGAACATCAATATGAACCCAGGTAGGTGTATCTTTTTCGATAGTAGTTAAACCCACGTCATTGAATTGTTTATAATAAATTTGTATCTCCCTGATTATTTCTTGCGGCCACTTACCTGGGATTATAAAATCTACCGCCCGCCCAAATCGGTGTTGACTATGTTCTGCACCGACTTCGCAATCTCTGGGTCTATACCCGCGATATTCAGATTCACCGGAATTTTTCCACGTGTTCAGAACAATAGGCTTATTGAACCAATCCCGTATAAATTGGGCTAACGGCGGTATTTT